CAGCTCGCGTGAGTACTTCCGTCATGGGCTTTCCCTCCCGACCACTAACCCTCCGCAGAGACGGGTAGCAGCCTCGAAGTCGGCCAGCTCGTCGGCCGTCACTTCACGGGCACCGTCCGCCTCTGCGTAGTAGGGCACCAGCAGGTAGCCGGTGCCGTCGCGCTTCGCCTTGGAGACGTAGAACGGCCCATCCTCACGAGGGCGCATGATGACGCTCATCCCGACCACCCCGCTGCGTCTCGCTGCTTCGCCTCCGCCGCGAGGAACGCGTCCGGGGAGGTGACCTCCCACGGAGCGTCGTCCCAGCCCGGCAGACGACGGATGCAGCGTTCCTTCAGCGCCGAGCAGAACGCCTGCGCCTCGCTCGCGTGCCAGTCCGGGTGCTCCTCGGCGGCCCGGTAGTATTCCTCCGCGCGGCGCGTCGAGTCTACGTAGACCGTCGTGCGCGCCCCGTCCGTGGTCGTGCGCTGCGTCCAGAACCTGACGCGACCGTCGATACGGCCCACGTACAGCTCAAGGCGTGCGCCGAGCGGCGTGGGGACAGACGAGAGCTTGGCGCATGAATCAGCGCTCACGGCTTACCTCCTTGCAGGTAGGGCGGGACCAGCCAGCGGACGGGCCGCTCGGCTTGAGCACCATCGCCGGCGACGCCTCGTGTGCGACGTCGGCCAAGCAGTGGTCTCCACGCTGGCGGCTACGCAACAACGAGCGTCGCGCCCGCACGGAGGTCTCCGCCCAGTCATCCGGGTATGACTTGACGATGAAACGCTCGTCCATGTCGCCGACCCGGTAGGCCGCAAGCGTTGAGTCGGGCGGGGTGTTTGTGCGTATGCAGACCGGCTGCGGCTCAGCGGCCCTGAACACCCGCAGGTCGCCGATGAAGTAGCGCACGATGCGCGACTCATCGGGGCTGACGAAACCGTAGAAGATGTACTCCACGAGGCCCTGCCTTATCTTGTGTATCTCGGTCGGGACGCCGCTGGGCCGCGACCAGCGGATGGTGAACTCGCTGCCGTAACGTGTGAGGTAGCGGTGCGTTCGCAGACGTGCACCGACCTTGAACGGCCGGACGTCGAAGACCGCGAAGTCGGTAGCCTGCTCGCGGTCCAGTATCACGTCCTGCCGGACGAACGCCTTGCCGAGAATCCCGGCGATGGTCAGCGCGTGCCTCTTCTCAAGCCGAAGGTCGTCCTCATAGCAGCTCATGAGAACCGCCCCGTCTCGTTGCCCCACGTGGTGAAGCCGTCCCGCTCCTCGCGGGCGAACATCTCCAGCCGTGGGCCGGGGCTCGCCTCACGGACGAGCGCGTAGAACTCATCCGGTTTGCGTGAGTGCTCGCGGACCTTGGCGGCGAAGTCGAGCCGCAGGCCCTTATGCTCAACGTCGAGACTGCCGACGCGGCCGAAGAGCACGTGCTCGGTCGAGTACATCCACGAGAACGGCGTGAAGCCGACGTTCTTGACCCACGTCATCAGGCATTGGTACTTGACGCCCCACTCATCGAAGAGGCGCAGCGCGTTCGGCAAGTGCTTGTGAGTCGTCCAGAGGTAGAGGTGGCAACCGTCGTCGGCGGTCAGGTCGCCCACCGGCAGCTCGGCAATCTGCTCAACCGTCATCGTCGGGTAGTCGACCACGCCTTGCCGGGGACGTACCTCGCGGGCAATCTTCTGGACCGGCCACGGCGGGTCGATGACGATGCACCGGTAGGTGCCCGTCGGCACGGTGACCGTCTGCCCGGCACGGTTCTCGCGCTCCCGTGACTGCGCGGCGCGGACGTACTCCCTGAGCAGGCCCGCCGTCGTCAGCTCCGCGGCCTTATCGAGGTAACTGTCGAACTCATTGGCCGGTACCTCCGCCACCTGCTGCCAGCGGTTCGCGTCCTGCCGCGTGGTGCCGGACCCGGCGAGGGCGGCGGCGTAGGGGGATGGCTCGCGGGCGTCCAACGTCGGACGCCCGAACTGTGTGCTCTCGCCGCCGTCGCGCTCCAGCCCCGCCAGCAGCTCACCCGCCTTGCGCTCGGCACGCAGCTTGATGGTGGCGGCGTGGCGGGCGGCCTCGGCGCCGAGACGTGCCGCCTTCGCGTACTCGACCGCCGCTTGGGCGATATCGTGCACAGCCTTGATGTCTTCGAGGCTCGACGCCTCGGCGAGCATCTTGCTGGCGCGGTCGATGGTCGCGAGAGAAACAGACTCGTTCATGCCCCCACCGCCTCGCGCTCGGCGTCCGCGACGAGGGCGCGCAGGGTCACCGCCCCGGCGCTCTCCCACCAGTCGATGAACGCCTGCGTCGGGAACCTCTTGGAGCGGCCGGAGACGATACACGGCACGTAGCGCGCCGCCTCGACGTGCTGGCCGCTACGCATCAGCGCGTCAAACCGTGCGCCCTGCGCGTAGACGGAAGACTCGGAGACGCCCATCACGTGCGCTACCTGCCACGCGGGGACGTACGGCCAGTCGAGTTGACCGGCCAGCGTGGCGCGAGGGTCGAAACCCTCGCGCCACGCGGCCCGCTTCGCTTCTATCTGCGGGGAGGCCATGTCACAGCCTCCCCTGCTCGCCGACGCCCTTCAGGAACGCGTCAGCTTCGGCCAGCGCGTCGTCCTCTTCGGTAGCTGCGCCCTCGATGACCTCGCCCGTCTCCGGGTCCACGTCCGGGTCCGGCGCAGAGTCCGCGCCGATGCTCTCGGCCACGCGGTCGGCAAGGTCGGACGGCTCGCGCGGCGTCTCCGTCACACCGGCCGCAACGCGGTCGTGGAACAGAGCATCGCTGTCGGCCTGTAGCGCCGCCGCCAGCCGCTCGGACTCCTTCGGGGCCAGCTTCAGAGCTTGGATGAGGACCGTCTTGGCTCCCATCGCGGCGTAGTCGCTCGTCCATGGCCCCACGACCACGCCGCCCTTGTTCGTCGGCGCGAAGCGGTCCCGGATGGCGTCCACGTCGGGACGGCGCATGACCTTCATCAGCTTGCCGCCGTTACGCAACCGCACCACGGCGTAGAAGGCCATTACGTCCTCGTCTCGGCGCTCGCCCTCCATGTCGGGGACGTGCTCGATGCGCGGGTCCGAGCCGAGCTGGTAGGTGAAGTGGTCGCCTCGGTAGACCGCCTCGGCCACGATGTCCGAGACTTCCCCGGAGCGGTACGCGAGCTGCGCAAGGCCCATATAGCCGGGCTGAAACTGCGCCTCCATGCTGCGCGTCTTCTTGGAGTAGCGAGGGATGAGGAAGCCTTCCCCGAACATCCCCGGGCGGAGTCCGGCCTGCGCCGCCTTGAGCAAAGCGCCCATGAACGACGGCACGGTGCACTTCTGAAGGTCGGGGTTCATCCGGACCTCCGTCAGCGCGATACGCATCATGGAGTCGGCGGAGATGTGTGCCGGGAGCGCCGCCGCCACCTGCCGCTTGAAGGACTCGGAGCTGAACACCTCCAGCACGCTCTGCGGCGTGCCATTCCTTGCCGGAGCCTGTGCGTCGCGCGTGGCGACGGCCTGCGAGTCAGTCATTTCGTTCCCTTCGGAGTACCGAAGACGCGCGTTTCCGTCGTGCGGGAGAACTCGCCCGCGATGGCCGGGTACGCGTCCCGGAGTGCTTTCGTGTCCAGCGTGGTGCGGCGCTGCGTCTTCCAGGTCAGCAGGTAGCCGTCCACGAGCGCCTTCTCGTGCTCGCCCATGAGGGCGCAGAGCTGTTGCTTCGCCGACTCGGCCTCGCGCTTGGCGGAGTCCGCCGTGCCCTTGGCTTCGAGGTACGTCCGGAGCAGCCGCGCCGCCTCGGGGTCGTCCAGCGGTACGGCCGGGTCCGGGAGCGGGTCCCGGTAGAGGTCGCGCAGGACCGCCGCGTCTCCGTCCGAGCCGTTCGGCTGCGGCGGCTGACCGGTCAGAACGTGCCGCTCCCAGAACTCCCGCGCCGCCTCGATGCAGCGGCGCTGGATGCGCCGGTCCGGCCGGGTTGGGATGATGCGGAGCGCCCCGGGGTCGCCTATGTCTGCGGCCCCGTAGGACAGCGGCAGCTCGGTGACGGCCAGATACCACTGCTGCTGGATGTAGTACGCGGGAGGCAGGTCGCCCGTCTCCTCGTTCCAGTCCCGCCAGCCGTACTTGAACGCGGTCTTGGCCTCCAGGATGGCGACCGGCGTGCGCGGGTGCTCCGTGGTCGCCACCATGCGGTCCACCGACGCTCCCGCCGGGAATCCCCAATCGGTGCGCACGACCGGCCGAGGCCGGTAGGTCACGAGTCCCGGCTTGGCCCGGGCGAACTCGTCCGCGATGAAGTCTTCCAGCGCCAGCCCGCGCCTCATGGCGAGGGAGCTGCCGTCTGTCTCCGGGACGGGGTTCGTCTTCTCGCGCCAGACCTGAAGCGGGCTGGACCAAGGCGAGATTCCGAGGATGGCGGCCACGTCGGTGCCGCCGATGTAGGTGCGCCGTCCCTCCAGGAACGCGCGGCGCTGGCGCTCTGCGACGGTGCTCATAGCCCCGCCGCCCAGAGCTGTGCATCTTCGCGCGCCTCGCGGACCATCTCGTCGTGCCCCAAGGGCTCGGCGTAGACCTCGCCGCAGTACGGGCAGGACCACGCCTGCGCCCCGTAGTCATCCTGGACTTCCTGCGCGTCCTCGCCGTTCGCGTAGCAGTAGGGGCAGTAACATCTGTCGTCCGGCGTCGTCGTCTTCCAAGCGTCGTAGCTGCTCATGAGACCACCGCCCAGATGCCCCACATGAGCAGCGCGGCCAAGCCGATGCCGGCCAGCGCGAAGGGGAGGACGAGAAGGTGGCAGAGCAGCGCCTCGCGCCGCTTAGGCGAGGCTAGAACGTTGCGCCCCGCCGTTTTGCTGCTACCATACGCGTACAGCGACGGGGTTCCTGTGGTGGGTTTTCCTGAGCTGAGGAACGCGGCTATCTTTGACCCGAGGCCGCGTTCCGCATTTGGGGTGGACACTTCATCCTCCTGTGTGCGGGTTTCCTCTCACGTTCGGCGCGTCTGGGTACTCCTTTCTGTAGCCTGTACGTGCGCCACGGACACTTTACACGATGCTGTCCGTCGTGTCTAGGGCTCGCCTCAAATATTCTTCGAGAGCGGCGCGGCGTATCCTCCGGTAACCGCCCGGGGTACGGTAGCCGGGAAGGTCGCCAGCGTCGAACGCACGCGCCAGCGTCTTGGAGCTGATGGGGTACCCGGCGGACGCCGCGACGGCAGCCGCCTGCGTCGGCGTGAGGTAGTCCTCCCGGCGGGGTCGTCCGCGTCCGCTCGTCGGTCTCATACCTACCTCCCCCAGCTTTGCCAAGCATGGCCACTCATAGCACCCTACCATCGCCCCCGCCCCGGTGTCGCTCATGTAGTGCTTGAGCCGGGAGACCTCCAGGAGTCCGGGAAACTTGCCGATACTACCCCGATGACCGGACGCAAGGGCCGGGGCGGAAGATGCCTCCCGGCCCCGGCCTTTGCCGTCCCTATTCCCGCGTCGGCGCCGCGGTCTTCGCCACGTCGTAGAGTCCTGCGGCGGAGAGTCCCAACAGGAGTCCCGCGGTCACGGCGTCAAAGAGACCGGAGGTCGCCCAGAGGTACGCCGCGACGTTCAGCGCCACCGCGACGACGAGCGCCGCCAGGAGCGCCCACTTACCGGCCACGCCGAAGGACTTCAGCAGCTCCACGATAGCGACCACGGCAGGTACGCTCAGGATGGTGGTCAGGGTATCCATTCACTCACCTCCCTCCGCGTTCCCGTAGGTAGCGGTCGGCCTCGGACGCGAAGACGCGCCACCGCGCCCGCTTGCCGGTGCCCGCGTTCAAGTCCCGGCCGCGGAGACGGCCGGAGCGCAGCCAGTCGCGGACGGTCTGGGCCGGGACGCCGGTCTCCCGCGCGAACTCCGCGACGGTGAGCAAGCGGCGTCCCCGGAGACGCGCCATCACGGTCGCACGCTCCACGCTGCGAGGTCAAGTTGGCCAAGCGCGTGGATGCGCCCATGACACGAAGCGCAGAGAACGGCTGAGTCCCTCAGTACGTCACCCATGCGCTCCACCCCGACAGTCGCTTGACCTTGAGCCCGTAGGCGAGATTCAGACGCGGGTCGAAGGGGTCGAACGACCA